GTTCACCATGATCTCGTCATCACCCAGGAACAGCTTGGTGCCGACCACCTCATAGTCCAGCTTGGTGCCTTCGTTCTTCTCGATAACCTGAATCATAACTTAATACCCTCCGTTCATGTGGTTGTCACGGCAGACTTCGCAGGTCTTGGCGGCGATCATTTCCGCCTGCTCCCGCTGCTCTGCGCTGATGTGGCCCCGGCAGCCGAAACTTTCAGCCACCTGAGCTTCGTATGCGATGCGTTCATCGCTCTTCACGATCACATTTGCCATGGTCTTACTCCTTACTCCCCGGTGGGGGCCGTGCCATCTTCGTATTCCGGGGCGGGGATCATGCCGCCCTGGATCTCAACTTCCAGCGTCACTTCCTTGGCAACGCCGGTGTACTGCACCTTGAAGCCGTTGAGCAGCTTGTCCGTGATGACGATGTTGCCGGCCGTGCCCGCCGGGTCGCCATCAATGGCAACACCGTTCGGCATTACGGCAGAAACGACACGGGCGGCAATGATGTAGTCCGTGTTGTTGCGGGGCTGCTTCAGGGCGATGGTGGTTTTGGAGTTGTTGGCCGGGTACTTTGCGGTGTTGTACAGGTAGATGACGTGCATCTCACCCGTCATAGCATCAATGTCCCGGCCATGCTCTTTCAGCGCGGGGGTAGCCTCGGCCAGAATCAGGCTGTTTTCCAGGATGCCGCCCTCCATGTTGTTGAAGTTGGCGGCGCTCTGGGAAGTGCCCGTTTTCAGCACTTCGCCATCCACCCGCTCATGGGTGATGGAGCCATCAGAGTTATTCGTTTCCTTGAACCGGTTGACGAACTGGGTCACTCTGTCCACCCAGTTTTTGAAATTGTACATAGGGTGTCCTCCTTATCCCTCTGCGGTCTTGTCGGTGCTCATGAAGTTCAGCGCAACACGCAGCAGCGCTCCTTCATCGTCTGCCTCGAACGTGATCTGTTCATTGCCGACCAGCGTTTTGATGTACATGGCCTGCTTGCTGGTGTCCAGCAGCGCAACCTCCGTGACGGTGCTGCCGGTAGAATCACCAGGCGGGATCATCATGAAGAAAGCCAGTCGGCCATCTTTCAGGGTTTCCACGCTGTCGATGGGCACAGTCTTGTAGGTGCTGCCCGCCTTGTAACGGCCCAGCGCCACGCGCACTTTGGTGTAGTCCTTGTACAGCCCCAGAGCATAACTCGTCATTGCCATAGCCTTTCACCCCCTTTCATCACTGCACAAGCGGCTCTTCGCCGCTGCGCTTGCCCTTGAACTTGGTGACAGTGACCTCAACATCCACGTCCAGCACCGGATCATCCAGCACCGCCGGGATATTGCTGGCACAGGTTTCCGTGCCCGCCATCGTTGCTTCCATGTTGTGCACCTCCGTTTCTGTTTCAACCGTCAGATCTGCATCATAGATGCCGGCTGTCGTCGTCCTGTCCGGGACAGTGCCAGCCGTTTCAACTTTGTACCCGGTGGCCTGCTGCTCTGCCTCCACCTCAAACTCACCATCGGCCAGGGCCGCCCTGGTCGTGTTCTTCGGCCAGGTGCCTGCCCGCTGGTTCTCGCTGGTATATGGAACCGCAGACTTTGCAGTGGACTGCTCGGTGTCCACCGTGAGATCTGCATCCATGATTCCGGCATGGGTGGTCCGGTACGGGATGGTGCCCGCCGTTTCCACCCGGAAAGCATTTGCTTCGCCCTCCGTTTCTACCATCAGTTCGCCATCTGCAATGCCGCCGTGGGTGGTAGTCCTGGGCCATGTGCCGGCGTACATCGTTTCGCTGGCGTATGGCACCCGGTAGACCAGCGAGGAAAGTTCGCACTCCACATCAAGCCCGGCCTGCACCTGCAAGTACAGGCTGTCCAGATGGGCAGTCATGCGCTTGTAGATATTCACGCTGCGGCGAATCTCCCGGCGTTTCACCGGGATAAGAGCACCATCCACAGAACAGATCACACGGAAATGACCGGGTGTGCCGCCGTAGTCGTACCACTGCTCGATCTCCGACCGGGGATAGATAGCAGAGATAGCTTTCAGCGTTGCCCAGTCCGTGCCGTAGTAGCGGCGGACTTCCAGCGCGGTTTTGATGATGTTCTGCTTGGCCTGCAGCGGGTAGTTGGCATCGTACCAGTCCACCTTGAACTGCGTGGCCAGAACGTCCAGAATTTCTTCCGGCTGGGAATCTATCAGGGTGTAGATGTGGATCCTCTCTGCAGCGTCCATCTCGTGCTGGTGCCGCTCCCGATACACCTTGTCCATGATGCGGATCCACGGTTCATCCGCAACCGCCGGGGGCAATCCCTCAATCAGTCCGGTTCCCCACAGATCAGTCATCCTCGATACCTCCGTACAC